GCGCTCGGCCACCGACTACGGCGTCTACGCCCGTGTCGAAAATGTGGAGAACGTGCGCTTCTGCCGCTGGCCCGGCCAGAGCGACGACGGGAAGAAGTGGAATGATTCCAACCGTAATGCCCCGGCATTCCCCTGGGACGGCGCCTCCGACACGCGCATCCCGCTTGCCGACGAGGTGATCAACGGCCTCGTCGACCTCTGCAGCACCTCCTTCTGGCGCTCAATGCTCCGCGTCAGCCCCACCAACATCAGCCAGCTCGACCAAGCCGTCACCGCGCATAACCTGATGGATTGGACCGTGAACGCCCGGATGTACAACGACCTCACCCGCGAGGTCGAGCTACTCTCCCAGTATCTCTGGACCTACGGCTGGGCCGGCGTCCATGTCACCTGGCAGCAGGAGCTCGGGCAGAAGGAGCAGTACCTGACCATGGATCAGGTCATGGCCCTCGCCGCCCAATCGCCCGCGGGCTCCGTCCTTGCCGACCTGCCCAACCTCATCGCCAACCCCGAGGCCGACGACCAATCCGCGGAGCTCCTCATCGCTGCCTTCCCCAACCTGCGCAAGCGCCGGGCCCTCAAGGCCATCCGCGAACTGCGCGACGAGGGCGAGTGCGACTTCCCCATCCCGACCATGGTCGCCAACAAGCCCATGATCGCTGCCCTCGCACCTTGGGACGAGTTGGTGTTCCCTCCCGAGACCACCGACATCCAGTCCGCTCGGGTAGTCTTCCGCCGGTTCTACATGACCGAGGCCCAGCTCCTGAACAAGGTCGAGACCGAGGAGTGGGACGCCGAGTGGGCCCAGGAGGCCATCAATACGATGGGCCGTTTCAGCGACTACGCTGCCTTCCAGTACGGTGCCGTCGGCATTGCCGAGAACTCAATCCTCGACCGCGAGAACCTCATCGAAATCGTCTATGCCTATCAAAAAGCCGTCGACTCCGACGGTATTCCCGGCGTCTTTTACACGGTATTCTCCCCCCAAGTCGGCGACAAGTGGGGCTACTTCGAGGCGCTCGACTACGCGCACGGCCAGTATCCCTTCGTTGTCTGGCGCTCCGAGCTCATCCACCGCCAGATCACCGAGAGCCGCGGCGTGCCCGAGGTCTGCTCCACCTGGCAGCACGAGGTCAAGGCGCAGCGCGACTCCATCTTCGACTACACGTCCCTCGCCACCCTGCCGCCCATCGAGGTCCCCAAGACCCGCGGCGGCAATCTCAAGATCGGCCCCGCCATCCAGATCCCGGTGCTCCGCCGCGGCGAAATCGGCTTCCTGCAACCGCCAGCCCGCGAACCCGGCGTTGCCTTCCAGCTCATCGCAGCCATCGAGGCCCAGACCGACCGCTACTTCGGGCGCCCGACCGAGAAGGTCCCCCCGGTCATCACCCAGATGCGCCAGCAGCGCCTGATCAACAACTGGCTGCACGGCTGGACCGAGGCCTTCCGCCAGGTCCTAGCCCTCACCCTGCAGTACATCGGGCCCGCCGAGATCCAGCGTATCACGGCCTCGGCCACCCCGCTCCCGCAGGACGTGCAGGACTTCGACGTGATGCTCAAGTTCGACGTGCGCGAGATGAGCACCGACCTCGTGACCGAGAAGCTCAAGGCCATCTCCACCCTCGTACTCCCCCTCGACACCGCCGGCGTCATCGACCGGGCCAAGCTGATCTCCGTCGCCCTCCGGGCTATCGACCCGACCCTCGCCAGCGAGCTGGTCATGCAGCAGGGCCCCGCCGCCCAGAAGATGTTCAACGAGACCAACGACGAGATCGCGCTGATGTCCCTCGGAAACCCGCCGCAACTGCGGGAGAACGACCCCACCGCGCCCATGCGCCTCCAATTCAGCCAGCAGGTCCTGCAATCCAACCCCAAATACCAAGCCCAGCTTCAGCAGGATCCGCTCTTCCAAGCCAACCTGCAGAAGTACATTGAGAACCTGCAGTTCTCGGTCCAGCAGCAGCAAAACGCCATCACGGGCCGCCTCGGAGTCCAATGAAACTGACCGACGAACAACTCTCCGAGGCCCTCTCTGTGTCCGAGGAGCACCCCGTGCTCAAGGCCATGGGCCAAATCCTCGACGACACACTCCGGGATGAGGTGCACAACGCCATCATCCCATCACTTTCTGCGGAGGACCGTGCCTACAACTCGGGCCGAGCCGCCGCAATCAAGGATCTCATCGCACAAATCAGTGCGTTAAGAAATGGGAGGGAGTTGACTTCCGGTCAATTCTAGGCTCTCACTCAACCAATGGCTTCTTGGTTGGCCTTCAACAACCATGGCGCAGCATACCCGGCTTGCAGGGTCTAAAAGCATGGACATCCCGACGACACAGGAAGCGAAACCTGCCCAAAACACGGCACAGCCCCCAATCAACCCGATGCAGTTCGACGAATCGGCGTTGGCCAAGCTACTGAAGTCACGCTTCAGCGGGGAGGAAGAGAAGGCGTCAGCCGTCGAGCGACAAGCGCCGGAGCCGGAAGCCACTTCAGTGGACGATCAGGCCGAGGATGCGGAGCCGACCGCAGAACAAACGGACGATCAGGCCGAGTCGCCTGATCAGGAGGTTCTTTCCGAGACCGAAGAGAACAGCGACGAGGAATCGCTGGGTTACCGCAAGCGGATCGACAAGCTCACGCGCCAGAAGAAAGAGGCGCTAGAGAAGGCCGAATCCCTTGAGCGGGAGCTCAACGATGCCAAGACCAAGCTGGAGCAGAGTGTCGAGAGGCCCGCCCCGGTGCAGTCCGCAGCAGACCCGTTCTCCGATATCTGGGATGCGTCCAAACTCAACGATGAGTGGAGCAAGGCCCGGAATCTGAAACGGTGGTGCGAGGACAACATCGACGGCTGTGAAGTAGAGGGCAAGGAGTACAGCTCGGACGAGGTGAAGCAGATCAAGCGGCGCGTAGAAGACGCCATCGACCTGCACATCCCCAACCGTGCTCGCTTCCTGCAGAACTACCAGCAGATCAAGCCCATCGCAGAACAGCTCTACCCATGGTGGAAAGACCGTTCGGCTACCGAGTACACCGAGGCGCAGGCCGTCCTGCGGCAACTGCCGCAGATTGCCTCACTTCCGGAGTACCAGGTGCTGGTCGGTGACTTCATTGCCGGGCGCAAATTGCGTCTGGCGCAGGAGTCCGCCAAGGGCAAGCCATCTGCCACCCGCCCGCTGGCCAAGGCACCCAGTCAGCCCGGTCGACCCACCGCCATCCCTGCAAAGAAGGATTCGGTCAAGGTCGGCCTGGACAACGCCAAGTCGAAGTTCCGAAAGTCCGGGACGACCACCGAATTAGCCCAAGTACTCAAAAGGATGCTCTAAATCATGCCCCTGCTCCAAGAAAACCAATCCGGTACAGTACCGCTCGCTTCAACGTCCTCGATCCGTGAGGATCTGGCGGACTACATCGCCATCGTCGACGCCAAGTCGACCCCGTTCGTGTCCATGGCCCCCAAGGGCAAGGACATCGGCAATATGCAGTTCTCGTGGCAGGTCGACAACTACGCTGCCCCGACCATGGGTGGCGTTGTCGACGGTGCTGACGTGACCGTGTCCAGCGCCGGCAACCCGGTTGAGAACCGGACCCGCCTGAACAACTACGGCCAGGTGTTCCGCAACGACCTGCGCATCGGTTTCATCGCTGAGACGCAGAACGTGGCCGGCGTGAGCGATGAGCTCGCAAACGGCATTGCTAAACGTCTCGTGGAGCTCAAACGCTCTATGGAGGCGACCTTCATGTGCACCAACCAGGCTGCGCAGACCGAGGTCAGCACCTCCAACCCGTACCTGACCGGCTCCTTGGGCAACTGGTTGACCGCTGACAACGCCGCCAACATCGGCGCCGTCGCCTCCGGTTCGGTTTTCAAACCGGCCTCCGGAGCCGTCAGCTCGATCACTAGCGCTGCATTCACCGAGGCCACTGCCCAGAACGTGCTGACTGCCGTCTACGGCGTCACCGGCACCTTCCGGGACTACGATTGCATCCTGGGCACCACGCTGAAGCGTGCGTTCACCAACCTGACCGCTGGTGGTTTGTCTTCTATTAATGGTGGCGGCACCTCCAACACCTACACGCAGACCTCTGTCCGCACCTTCAATCAGGAGCTGTCGAACGACACGTTCAAGTCCTCCATCGACATCTTCGAGGGTGACTTTGGTCGCTTGATTTTGCACCCGTCCACCTTCATCGGTGGCACTACTGGTACTGCATTGAGCGCTCAGGCGTTCAAGGGCTACGTCATCCCGATGGACATGGTCGAGGTCCGCTACGCCAAGCTCCCGCAGGTCAAGACCCTGCCTGACGCCGGTGGCGGCCCTGCCCGCTTGATCGAGGCCATCGCCGGTCTCGTGGTGAAGAACCCGAGCGGCTTTGGTATGTTCAACGGCGCTAGCTAGTCAAAAAACCAACAGGGGAGGTCCATCACGGGCCTCCCCTCCTTACTTTTCTCATGGCTCAGAATTCCGCAGCATCCGTAATCGCAAGCGCTCTCGACGACCTGCCCGGCGAACTGCGCCGTGCCGTCATCAAAGAGTTCCAAACCGGCATCCAGAAGGACTGGGTTAAGGCCGGCATTGATCAGAAGCGCATCGCCAAGGACTCGGATCGCGATATCCGATCCGTTGACGGCATCGGGCGCCTGCGGATGCGTATCGACCCCACCCTCTACCATGCCTGGGGGCACAAGGTCGGGTACGATTGCTGGAAGGATTCCCAGTTTCTCAAAGAAGTAGAGCGCGATAACCCCGAGGTGCGAGTGCGCTGCGGGGCTACACGCTTGCAGGTTGGATGGACCGGTGGCACAAAACGCAGTAGTCAGAAGTTCACCCTATGAATGTCGGATCAAACCGCCAGTTGGCCGGCGAATACGGTGGCCGATACATCACCGCATCAAACGGAACCGTGAGCGGCAACTGGATGGAAATCCATGCTGTCTCGACGACCATTCTCGGATCCTGCACGTCCAACATCACCGACCTCGGTGGCGGCGTGACCATCCAGGCCGGCGACAGCATCAACGGCGTGTTCACCTCCATCTCAATCTCAAGCGGCTCACTGGTCCTATACAACCGCAAGTACGCCTGATATGCGACTCGGACTCGGCCTAGGACTCGGCATCGATCAATTCATCAGCGGAGCTGGTGGAGGTGCCGACCTGCCGATCATGCGCCGGGACCTCCTGCGCGAGGACGAGGGATTCCTCCTCCTGGAGGACGGCACGTCCAAGATCGTCATCACTTTCGGAACATTCGACTCTTTAGACTTGGAGAACGGGAACTTCCTGCTCCAAGAGGACAACGGCAAACTCATCATTCAAGCAAACTAAGCCATGCCCGATACGAAAATCACAGCGCTCGCAGCCATAACCACGGTTGCTCCAGCCGCCGACCTGTTCGCGATTGTCGATGTCAGCGACAACTCGATGGCCGCGTCCGGCACCACCAAGAACATCACCACCAACCAGATCCTAGGCGCAGGCGGCACCGCCACGCTCGCCTCCGCCACCATCACCGGCGCTCTGACGGTGGACACGAATACGCTGTTCGTGGATGCGGCAAATGATCGGGTTGGAATGGGAACTTTGACTCCTGTTGCAAGATTGATTGTGCGAGATGGGGCAAATCGAAATCTATTGGTTGCTTCAGATGCTTCGCACCTTGGATCTGCTGGAATAGCAATCGGCAGTTTTACTGATAATGCGGCAGATTGGGCGCCGTTGTCACTTGTTGCCAAAACTTCAATTGCTTTCGGATTGAATGGCTCCACCGCCATGACCCTGAACTCCACCGGACTTGGGGTGGGGGCGACTCCTTCCGCATGGAGCGGAATTGGTCCTGCTCTTCAAGTCGAGCAAGCGT